AGATATGACACGGCCACGGATGGCCTGCGGCGCATGATGGAGATCATGCGAGATTATTACAACAATGGCCTGACAACGGTAGCACAGCAGCGCTCGCTGTGGTCGGAGGCCGAGGATACAGATTTAATCGTCCAGCTCATGGAGCAGCTGGCAGGAGGAGAATAATGAAATTTGAAAAACCAACAATCCACATGGAGCTTGATGGATGCAAGGTTAAAGGATATATGACCGGGCAAAAGCTGGATCGGCTTATTATGCTGGCAGCCGTCACTGATTTTGCGAGACAAGGGTTAACCGAAGATGAAATTATAAACGCTGTTTCATCCGGATTGGCAAAAGCAAACGATGAAAAATGTCGAACATGTGAATGCAGCGACGAGGATGCCTTTAAGAATTTAGCGGAGGCACTATTTAAAGAGGTATTCGGAAATGGAAAGAGTTGAAGATCAGCTTTGGCGACAGGAGCAAAATTTCCTTTACGGCGCCGGATGTCAGATGCAATCGGAATTTGAGCTGGCTTACGAATGCGATTGCGGTCATTCCTGCGAAGCTGGGAATGAGCATAAAGTGGTCGGCGAAACAAAATGTCCTGAATGTTATGCAAGATACTTAGCGGAGCTACATGAAAAATACCTTAAGGTCATGAAATCGAGATTTACTGAAGAAGAACTCGATATCATGTACGAAGAAGGAATTCTGGAGGACTTTACAGATGGCATACTCCACCGAACTGTATCAGCCTGATAAAGAGGCTGCTTACGATGTATTGAGCTTCCGCACCGATGCAGAGTGGCTTGCAGGGAGAACTAAAGGTATTGGTGGATCAGACAGCTCCGCTGTGATCGGCAGGAATCCCTGGAAAACGAATGTTCAGCTCTACCGCGAAAAGGTGGGGCTGATTCATTCGCCAGATATCAGCAATAACGACGCTGTTAAATACGGAAAGAGCGCCGAGGAACCGCTTCGACGGCTGTTCCAGCTTGATCATCCGGAACTGATTGTCAATTACAGAAATAAAACGATTCTCTGCAACAGAGAATTTCCGTTTCTTCTTTACAGCCCTGACGGACTATTGAAGGAACGTGAATCCGGAAGAAAAGGGATCCTTGAGATCAAAACAACGACAATCGTTCAATCCATGATGTACGAAAAATGGAATCATCGAGTTCCGGATAACTACTATGTTCAGGTTCTTCATGGCCTGCTGGTTACTGATTTTGATTTCATCATCTTGCGGGCTCAGCTCAAATATAAATCCGGAGATTTATCAATTAGGGAATATCACTTTGAAAGATCGGCCTGCGAAGATGATCTGGTTTATCTTAAGGATTCAATCGTTAAATTTTGGAACAACAACATTCTTGCTGGCGTCGAACCGGCTCAAATACTGCCGGAACTCTATGTTCCGATGTGAAGGGAGAAAACATGTCACTAGAATTGCAAATCAATCAGCAGGTCGGGCTGCTGAACTGGAATTTCGAACAGCTGAATCAACAGCTGGATATCGAGCTGAAACACTGCAGGGGCGTTGTTGTCACTGAAGGAGATATCCAAGCAGCAAAAGCCATGATGGCCAGTCTTAATAATTTGATTAAGGCAATTGACGCAAAGCGCATTGAGGTGAAAAAAGAATTCTGTGCTCCGTATTTTGAGTTCGATGC